AGCGCGGATAGCACCGACTGCGCTTTGCGCCATGAGGAGAAGACTGATTGGGTCCACATCTTACGGTTTGGGGTACTTGGCCTTGACCGCCTGACAAGTAGCGATGTATGCGTCGATTTGCGCTTGGTCGCCTTTCACCACGCCGTCAAGGTAGTCTGTCATGGCTGGGTATTCAGCGGCACGTTTTTCGGCATACGTCTTTTCAATCGGGGGTGGTATATCTCTATATACCCATGCAGAGCCAGAAAAGTTCACCGTCTTACCATCAGCAGTTGGTAGCGGTGCTAATGTAGTTGCATTGGCAGGGATAAGAAATACGCCGGGTTCAAGTGGGGATTCGTCCGCCACGCTTTCGCCAATGTACTCACCTGTGATAGAAGAATAGTGATAAACGTTCATATAGCACCTCAGTATTTAATACAGGCCAGAAAAGCCACGTTAATTGGGCGTGCGCCGACTGCTGAACTCTGCGTCCCGGAATTAGTGTTGTAGTAACTCGACATGATGTACGTGTTAGCACCCGCACCAATAGTATCACCCAAAGTATCTGCGCTGGGTTGTTGGGTTGTTCGGGAATCTTGGATAGTTCCAACACGAGTGGCGGATTGTGTAGAACCGAACGCACGTCCGCTATCTACAGAACCATTATCTACCCAGCCACGAGCAAAGTAGCCGCGCATGTCTGGCACGTTGAAAGTTGTTGAGCCGTCACCTGTACCAAACGTTGTACCGATCACCGCAAACAAGGCTGAGTATGTTGTACGTGAGATGGCCGCGCCATTGGCTTTAAGCCATCCACTAGGGGCAGTGGAAACGCCAAAGAACGTAATCGCGCCAGTCAAAACAGCCGCTTGCGACTGCGTAACGGAATCTGGATATGTGATACCAGAGGTTCCAGAAATTGTTACTGCCATGTTTTACTCCTTGGGATATTTGGCTTTGACTGCTTGGACGGCAGCAAGCATCTCGGCGGCGGCATCGCCACCTTTCCACAGTGCATCAAGCTGGTCACCGATGGGCGGGTACTCGCGCACGCGCTTGTCTGCGTATGTCAAAGCAGCTTCAGCAGCTTGAGCTTGTTGGGTGCGGATGGCGTCAGCCTCGGCGTCAGTGATTGGCGTGCATTGTGGCAACCAGACAGCAGGGTCATCACCCTCGTCAAGCCAGAACAGTTCGTTGTTTGTGTTTTTAAAATGTGGCATGTTTAATCCTTAACGAAGTTCGGCCCAACGTTGCAAAGATGCGGCAACAATTGTCACGACATAAGTTGCACCAGCTGGCACGACAAAAAAGACACAGCTTGCAGTGCTTGTTGTGTTTGCGGCAGCAGCGATTTCCCCAGCAACTGTTGCCACTGAAGATGAACTTACGCCTGTACTTTGCACAAACACAAAAATAGGTTTGCCTGTTGTGTTGGTGTATGTTGTACCGTATGCACGACTTGCCGTTACGTTTTGCCAAGTCTGACCAACACCCAAAGGTACATTCAAGAGCTGTGGCACGTTGTTCAGTGGACGCCAAGCTGTGTTGGCCAAGTTGTACATGTACGAAGCTGAAGAGCCAGCAGCCATAAATGTTGGGCCGCTTGTAACTGTCTGGCCTGTGTTGCCGTTCACAGTCAGTGAGGTGATTTGTTGGGTCGTGCTGAACGTGATGACCATGCCGTCAACAGGCGAAGCTGGCATCGTGATGGTGCCAGTAGCCAGAGTGCTAGCAGGGTTGATAACCAGAGTCTGCGTGCCGGACGCAAAGGTATAACTGAACCCAGTCGTCAGGACTTGGTAATCGTAGGCTTGAAGGACGCCATTGGTCCCGTCAACTTTTAAGGTCATGGTTTAGCCTTTCGGATATTTGTTTTTCACTGCGTCAATCGCAGCTTTCCACGCGTCATAGCCGCCGTGGTACAGCAAATCAAATTGGTCAGCGGTTGAGGGATACGCAACAGCACGTTGGCGTTGGTACTCTTTGGAAGCGTATTCTGCTTGTAGACGTGCGACTTCTAGCAAAACTTCTTCTTCGGTCGGTTTTGTTTGTTTTGTATCAAGCCATTCCAAGCCCGAGTACGTGTCACCACGGAGCACCCATTCCGCTTTTGGTCTTAGAGAGTTAATTGCCTTACCGATCATGCTGCGATCTCCATCAATGTAAGTGTGGCAGTATTAGTAGCTGGGCAAAAGATTTCACCCCCGTACTCACCAGCAGAAGAGCTAAGTCTGTGTTGAATTTTATAAGTCACAGAAGAAGTTGTGGCTGGCGAATCAAGATACGTGATGTTGTGTACATTAAAGACGACAACATACGCGCTAACACTGTTACCAATAGTTACGATGGACACCTGAGTAGCGCCTCTCATCAAGCGTAGATTGTCGTAAACATAGTTGTTGGAGCCGTATTGAAAAGGCAATGAAGCGATTGCAAGAATTTTGTTTGATGCCGAACTCGGTGTGATTGACAGTGTAAGTCCGGAGTCAACATAGGTGGTCGTGTTGTTGGTTACAGATGTTGTTGTACTTGTTGATACAACTTGTAACACCGTACCAGCCGTAGCGTTGGTCACCAAAGTGCCGGTGTTATCCGGCAATGTCAGTGTTCGGTTCGTGTTTGAGTTTGGTGCAGCAATGGTAAAAATACCTGTGCCGCTTGCGTTGCCTGAGACTTTTACCTGAGACATGGTTCTTCCTTAGACGATTGTCCAGACTGAGTCGTCTGGGATGGTAACGGTTACACCGCTGTCGATTGTGACGGGCCCAAACGTACCTGCGTTCTTGCCTGTGGGGATGGTGTAGCTGGCTGTGACGTTCAAATCGTTCAGGAAGAAAATCTGATCGCCGCCAGAACCAGAAGCCCCGCCACCACCGCCAGCAACCTTGATGAAGTCGCCTTCGCCGTTGTCCCATGCGCACAGCGCAGAGCTGCCAGCTTCGATCTCGATACCGGTTGTTGGGCTTGTCGGACCGCCGCGCAAATACACAGAGCTTTCATCTGTGCAGTTGTTCACCACCACATAGGTCTTGCTGGACTTGGGTGCGTTGATGTAACGAGTCGTGCCGGGTGCACCGGTCACCAGCAAAATGGCTGTACGGGCTTCGTTGGTTGCACCACCACCTGTTGTGGTCAATGTCCAATCGCCAGAAGTCACGCTTGCCGTCGAGTAGCCAGCGATGGAATCTTCTACGTTTGTTGTCAACTGGGTGTTGACCGCCGTGCCCCAAGTGCCGTTAAGTTCACCTGTGACCGGAAGGACAAGACCCAGTAGCGGGGTATATGCTGATGGCACGGTTTACTCCTTGGCCGAAATTGTTGTCATTCTATCGCTCCCTTACACCACAGTCCAGACCGAACCGGTGGGAATTGTGACCGTCACGCCTGGAGCTACGCTAACTGGACCAGCACTCAAAGCGTTGTAATTGGCAGGGAGGGAATAGTCCGCCGTCACGGTGGTAGCATTGGCCATGATGCCGTTGCTTGCTTCCATCGTTGTGCCGCGCACAGCCGCAGGGGTTGTGCCACCAATCGCAGAGTTGTCAATGGTAGACGCGCCTGAGATAGCCACGCCAGACAGCGTACCGCCCGTGATTGCTACCGCGTTTGCGTTCTGCGAGGCCATTGTCCCGAGGCCGCTGATGTCGCTGGGCGAAACCACATCCCAAGCTGGGGCAGCAGAAGCTGAACCTGTACCGGTTTGCGTCAAGAACTTCTTGGTTGTCGTGGTGTTGCCAGACAGTTTGGACAGCGTATCGGCCAAGCCAGAATACAAGATGTCGCCCACAGCGTAGGCTGTTTGACCTGTACCGCCGTTTGTTGCGGGTAGGGCACCTGACACAGCGCCTGACTGGTTTAAGGCAATAGCGTTCCACTCGACGTTTGTGCCAGCGCCGTTCACCACCAAAGACTTGTAGGCTGAGCCGATACCCAGTTTGGCCCATGTGTTTGTGCCTGACCCGTAGAGCAGGTCGCCAGTGGTTACGGTAGTTGTACCGGTGCCGCCGTTTGTGGCTGGAACAGCGCCAGACAAAGAAATTACTTGGCCGGTAACATCAATTGGGGCTGTGCCGGTATATGCCGGAGACGCGCTGAACTGGCTAAACGTAATAGCGGTTGTGCCAAAAACAATAGCGCCAACAGTCGAGCAAACATACGACTCGCCAGCAGCGGTGTCACCCTCTTGGATGTAAAAATACGAACCTTGGGCAAGCTGGTTTGGGTCTGCTACTCCATAAGAGTCCGCGTCGGTCGCACGCGTCAAAACCCAGTTGGTAGAGCCTGAGCCAACGTCTGTTACTGTGTACACGCCGTTCTGGGTTTGCGTTGTCTGGTCCATGACCAACACACGGTCATTCACACTGACAGCAATCCCGTCGAGCTCCAATGCAGCTTGGGTACCTGCGTTCGTCAGGGTTGCACCAACGCCTAATGTTCCGTTGCTGTATGTCGCGTTTAGATTGCCGATGGACTCCACGCGCACGGCGGGGTGAATGATGATGCCAAGCGATGCAACGTTGTCCACATACTGCTTGGTGGCTGCTTCAAGATTAGTTGAAGGGTCTGCGTTCAGCGTGACAGTGGAACCAAAAGTAGCTGCGCCCGTAACGTCCAAGGCTGCGCCAACGTTCACATCGCCAACAGTGGTCAAAGCTTTGGTAGTCTTGTCGAAGCGTGCGGCTTCATCAGTTGTGTCTACGCCGCCAGCAAACAACACCAAGTCGTCAGTGGCGCTACCGACAAACAATTCAGCACCATCATTGAACAGATACGCAGAACCCGGCGTAAAAATTGGGTACGACGCGGACGAGTAGTTTGAGCTGTTGATGCCCATGTCCACGAACTTAGACGTGTCATTAAGCGCGTCGTCGCGGTACACAACAAAGTCGCCTGACGCCTCAGCTCCGTCGCTGTAGTTCTGAGCGTACATCTGCGCAAACGAGTTCACATTGGCGTACATCTCCCCCAGTGCGGCAGAGAATGTCGTGTAGCTGGTGACGTTGTTGCCAACAACCGTGATGGGGCCGCCGTCAATCAGCACGTTGCCGTTGGCTTCTTCGTAGATGGCCTTCTCTGCTGGGTATGTGATGAACACATCTTTTGAACCAGAGCCAAAGTTCACCAAGTTGCCAGAGTTGCTGGACTCCAAAACCGTGGTGCGGGCCAACGTAGTGCCAGACAGCGTGTACGTGCCAAGACCGACTTCCCAGTCGCCTGTGGCTGGGTCAGAGACAGCGTAGTACGTGGTGTTGCCGTCCCCAATGACAGAGAAAGCCTGATAGCCGTTTACCGCGCCACCAAGCGTCAAAGTGCCCGTGCCTGATGTGGTACTTGTTTCTCGTACGCGGTCTTTTAGAACTAGAGCCATTTGCTTTCCTTACGACGGGATTTGATTCCAGCCGGGGGTTTGTCCGTTGTTAATTTCCACCCAGCCAGTCGATGCTGAGTTGTTCACATTTTGCCAGTTCGCAGTCTGTCTGTCATCAATCATGCCCCACACAAGAGCTTGACCTATGTTGACGTAGAGCTGCACCCCAACAGGGTACACATTGGCCTCTCGAAGATTTGTCAGCGCCTCGACAACTTCAGTACCCTCAACGACAAGTGCAACAAACTGAACCGATCTGGTGTAGGCATCGCTGCCTTCCGCCCCTTCCACCATGTTGGCGCTAAATTCGGTTTGTAGCGTTATCGTCTCAACGACATCCGCCCCTTCGGCTTGCGTTCGCACGTACGTCGCAACACGGGTCAAAACCTCAGACGTATCTACGCCTGCCTCTGCAATACTTACGTTGAAGGTGTTTCCTGCAAGTGACGCAAAGGGTGCTTGAGCAAAGGCTTCGTACCCAAACAAGGCTTTTCCTTATGCGGCTGCCGTGCTGAATGTGTAGGTGACGTTCAATGTGTCACCGCTGTCCACGCCTTTGTCGCCCAGCGAGAAGTTTCCAACCGAGAACAAAGTGCCAGAAGTGCCTGAGGCTGTTGTGCACAAGAAAGCGCCAGCAATATCCACGGTCGCGTTCATTGAGAACGAGGCTGGAGACAAGCTGTTGCTGATAACCGAAGGGTCTGCTGTTGTCGCTGTGCCAAAAGAAACCAGCTTGCGGTTGCCAGAATAGTCAGTGTTCTCCGTCCAGCCAACGTGTGAAGCCAATGTGTCACCGGCAGTGTACGAATTACCAGCGCCGGGGCCTGTTACCAAGCCCATGTAGTGCTCGGCAGTGTAAGAAGAGCCAGTGAAATACTGGGTGTTCATGAGCTGCAATCCTGTGTTCACCACGAGGTTGGGAAACTGCTCAGACCACTTAACTTGTCCGTCCGCGCCAACGCACTCAACAGTGAATACGCCGCCTGCTTTTGTTGATTCTGCGTGCATGGCAATCCTTACGAAATACGCACGATGGCACTGTTGGCATCGGGCGTTGGGAAGATAACTTGGAACGTGTCACCGGCTACGGTTTTGTCCGCGCCAAAGTCGAGCACAGCTACAGACTTGTTGCCTTGTGTCACGTTGTAAATCAGAGCGCCACGGGCTGTGAACGTCGAGTTTGGCCAAGAAGCGTTGGCAAATGTGATGTACGCTGTTGGTGTGCCTGAGCTGTTGTTACCCGACGTAGGGCTTGTGGAAATCGTCAGAGCCTGCCCACCCGCCGTATAACCTGTACCCGAAACCTCACCCGAAGTTGTGTACGCAGTCGTATCAGGGCCGATACTCGCAGAGCCTGTGTACAAGGCGATGTTGTACGTGTCCGCACCCGTTGGGCCGAAGTTGTGGACTGCTTGCAGCAGTTCTACCTTGAAACTTGTGGTTGCTGTTTGTGCGATTGCCATTATGCAACCCCTCTAGTTGGTGGCAGCGGAGCTGCTCTAAACTGACCATTACGGTACGCGTCACTACGCTCAAGACCGTCACCCAAACGTTTGGCCATTTCCAAAGCTTCTTTGTACTTGGTGTTGTACGCCAGCGCCATGTCAGCTTCGCCCTTCATGTAGGTGTAGGCTTCAACCAACGTGCCATACAACAACACCGAGTCAAAGTTGTCGCCCAACCAAGTCGTACCTGCGGTCACGATGGACTCGGGGTAGAAGTAGTAGTGCAACTCTGCAACGTATGTCGCATCGGGCGTTGGGCCAAGAATCATGGACAGCTCTGTGGCAGCCGTGTACTGTGGGCCAAACAAGGCGTAATACTTGGGCATCGCCGTGTCATTCGGGTTTGGATATGCCTGACGGATGAAGTTGACGTCCTTGTTCAGCAGATACTCATAGTTACCTGAAGCGTCAACCAAAGCCAACGAATACACAGACAAGAAATCGTCTGGGCAGGCGAGGTACTTGTTACCCGCCGTAGTAGCGCCTGTCACGTTCTTGCGAAGCGAAGGGAACTGCACAGAGTTGTAGATGCGCTGCTCCGCCTGCTGGATGAACGTGTTCATATCAACAGTTTCAAAGGTGTTCTCCGTGTAATCGGAGACGGCAACAACAAGCTGTGCGTAGTTCATATTTAGGCCATCGGTCCACGGGCCATCACGCCCTTAGTAGCTGCGCCAGTACCGCGAATCTTGATGCCGGAAGTCTTGGTGCCCTTGTACACATTGCTGTGCGTGTTGGCCACAGACACATTGGCGTCCTTCATGGTCTTCTTGATGTCGTCTTGACCCACTTTAGGGGTCGCGACTTTCTTGGGTGTCTTGTACGTAGCCATGATTAGCCTCGTGCTTTTTGGTTGGCGATCTTGGCCAAGTTGCGGCCCATCTTCAACATGTCGCTATTGGTTTTGCCACCAGCGCGAAGCTTGGTCGGGGTCTTACCGGGGTGCATGTTTTTCTCATGCTTACCGATAGCAGACTTAATCATTTTCTTGTCTTGGGCCAAGTCGCCCTTATCCATCTTTGCCATGTTTGGCTCCTTACGTTGTGGTTACTGTGACTGTACCAATTTCCACCGTCAAAGCCAAGTTATTTGGTGTGAGCGGTGAATCAAAAAAGCTAGAGCCACCAACAGGGTTCCAACCCCATTGTATGTTGCGGCTACCTTCGCTTGGGAACCCATCTGCGTTCAAACCAGCCACACGATACGTCTGGTCTGGTCGAGGGTTACGCACGCCTTGTGGGTCATCCACGGGGTACATACCGAGTTGCAGTTGTGGTTGGTCAGGGTCCCAACATGGGCCGCACACCAGCAGTTCGTAGTTCTTCGTCTTGATGACCTCACGCTTGAGGTTTTTCAACTTGAACTGGAACCCGCAGCGATCGCACATGGCGATGCTGTTCTTGCCGGAAGCGAACCGATTTCCCATTAAGTGCTACCAATGAACATCTGACGTGGTACGAAGCGCACAGCGGCCTTCTCTTGGTCTTCCTGCGCAGCAGTGTTCCAAGCCTCGTCGTATTGTTGTTTGAGCACCATCAAGCGGTCCATGCCGCCGGGCACCTTCATAGCGATGTAGTACGCCAAACCTGCGGCCATGCAGGGGATGAATCGGAACGGCACGTCCATCACGTTCACACCGCCGCCAGCGTCTTGTGTGCGGCGCAAGCGCCAGTACACGAATTGATACGCCTGTGAGCTGTCTGGGGTTGGCCACACCGTCACGGCTGGGAGACTTTGCACGGCCACTGCGTCACCTGCGCTGTGCGCGATAGCGGCTGTGTTGTTCTGGCCACGGAAGCAATTGCCCAGTTGGTTACCGCTGATATAGCCATACTGAATGGTTTCCGCAGAGGCTCCGGTGCCGATCTTGATGAAGCCAGCGGCGGCCAAGCCAACTGTCGAAGTCAGCGTAATCGTTGTGTCAGTAGACGATATGCCACTCGCAAGAGTCGTGACTGCCGCCGAAGTCTGCCCATCCAATCTTTGGACCCATACCTGAATCGGACGAGCCTGCTGAAGCTTGTTTGGGAGGGTCGCATAGGTCGAGACGCTGATACGTGTAATGGTCAAGTCGGCCTGATTGGCCTGCTGATTAGCCTGTGTACGGATGACGTGCTCGAGCAAATCAACCGTGTCGTTAGGTAGTGCGTACGTGTTTTGGCCCGGAACCAAGTCAATGGTGCCTTGCTCAATCGTCCACATGTTGACGCCACGGTTCGCCCAATCTGCAAATAGCATGTTGAGAGAACGGCGGGCGGTCTTTAAGTCGTAACCGGTGCGCAGCTCACTTCCGGCACGCTCGTACGCTTCCTCGACCAACTCAGTGAGGTCGAGGTTGAAAGAAGTTTGTCCAGAAGTTACTGCCATTATCGGTGCCTCGCTGTCTTAGCGGCTATTTTAGGGGGCTGCTTGACGAACTGTTTACCCGCTGCTTTGCCCGCACGCTTGGCACGAGTTGTAGCAGCATACTCTGCGGGTGTCAAAGCCTTGATGGCTTTCTCAGGCAAATAGCGTTCGCCCGTCTTGGAAGACGGCTTGCCAGACTTGGTGCGCCATTTCTGGTCGGTCCAGTCCTTGAGCGATTTCTGAGGGGCTTTCAATCTTTGTACCCCCCACCAGCAGCTTTGTATTTCTTGGCAACAAGTTGCGCCTTACGTGCAGACCACTGCCCAGCTTTCGTGCCTTGCGTAGCCGAGGCTTTTACTTGGGCCACAATCTTCTTGCGAAGAGTGGGCTTGGTGTAATTGCCTGCGGCGTTGACCTTAGAGCTGGGTTTGGTAGCCATTACTTGAAGCCTTTGAGGGTCTCAGCCAAACGTGCGCGTTGGCCAAGTTTGCCGGGGGCCTTGGCGGCCTTTGCCAGCTTCTTCGCGGGGATTTTCTCACCCTTGGGCACACCAAGCTGCTCGTGCAATGCACCGGGCTTTTTGATGGCGTCCTTAATCCAACCACCTTTTTTGAAAAGTTTGGTTGGCTCGGTGCCGTCCTTGCGGACGACCTCACGTTTAGCTGGCATTTTGCTGGGGGCAATTGCCCCCATACCACGGCTGGCACGCATGATTACTTCTTGCCTTTGGCCATACCGCCAGAGCACATGCCCAGAGGCTTCATGCCCTTCATAGCGATTTGCTTGCCTTTGGTTTTACCCTTGGCTGCAACGCCGTCACGGCTAGGAGCCGCAGTCTTGACAGAACCCATTTTGGCTTTGGTGATGCCGTTACCAGAAGATTTAGTAGCCATGATTTGGCCTCCTTGTTTAAAAAGTGCCATCGCCCCATGATTGGTTTTTGGCTTGTTTACGCTTTGTAGGTCCGCACGGGGTTTACGCATGGCGCTTCTCCACAAGACGGTCCAACTTCTCATCCAGCCTATCCAGCCGGTCCAAGACCCGCGTGATGTCGGCGTGAATCTCGGTGCGAGTTACGTAGTCGCGTGCGACTTCCTCGCGAGTTTTGTTGAG